GCTCTTCTGCGCTACCACGCCGCAGCACTCGCGCGGATATTCCTGCGCAGCGTGTGCCATGATGGCCGTGACAGTCTTTTTACGCATGTTAACTCCTGATCAATGAGGTGCCCGGGAAACCGCCGAATGAGAGTTCGTTATTTTCACCGAACCGAAGTTTGCAGGCAGACAGAGTGCCGTTGCATTCGTCCAGAGAAGGATCACTGACCGGATTGTTGTTTTTGTCGAAATAGCGCGAACCGGCGTAATCGCAACCATCACCGGTACGGTATTTATTACGTATGCACCAGGTGCACAGGGAATGAAGCTGGCGCGTCGGTATCATTAGCCCCTGCAGATCCATCGGACTGGAAAGCGTGAACTCTACAACCTCATTGGTTTCACTGCTCTTTGCATCGATATAAAAAACCTTCAGCTTTTCCTGAGTCGGATCGGCTGTTGGATTTCCACCAGTGAAGTTTTTCGCATCCAGATAGTGCGCCAGAGTGTCATGAATCGTCACTTTTGCCTGAAGCATATCGTCATATGCCAGACACAGGGCCGTAATAGAGCTGTCCAGGTTAGCGACCGACAGCTTTGGCTTAGCGTTGCCACCACTTGTGGATGCTTCAATGCCGGAGATCTGGCAGGGCCAGGCTTTATATTCCTGTCCCTGCCACCAGATGGATTTGGCGGTTAGCCTGGCCTCATCCCCACCCGCTGCCTCAATTTCCGCTGGCGTATGGGCAATATTGTGAGCGTGAAAACGCATAACATCTGAGACGCCAAACCCGGTACCGTCGACTTCAAAAAGACGGACTTCATTACCGGGTTCCAGCTTCTGATAATCGTTATTAAGACTCATGGTGCAAAGGCCTGTTCAAAAGTGGCAGAGATGTACATTATGGTTTTGCCCTTCACTACTTTTTGCAGGCTGTCAGCTTCAACGCGCCACAGCGCCAGTTCACCTAACGGGGGCTGAAAGGAAAAGGCCTTCGTCTTGTGACGCCTGAGGAAAGCGTAAATCTGCAGCCCTTTATCCGGTCTGCCGGTAAAGGAGTATTCATAGGTTAACGTCTCGTCATTGATTCCCGATCCGCTGACCTGCGTGTACCCGTCACCAAACTGGGCTTTCCGGATGGTGTCTTTGCTTTTCGTGGTAGGCTGACTGGCCGACTGAATGGGCCAGGGGAATTTCTCGATAGCCATTAGCGCCTCCCGTTGTTCAGATTCCAGATGATTCCGCCAGGTTCGCTTTCCCGGACGATCCCTTCCCGGATGGATCGGTCAACCACCTGCTGGTAAGCCCTCGCGGTTGCGCCATTATTTGACTGGTTTGCTTCTGAGCCCTGCAGAGGTGGGGTAACTGTCACTGGAGCATAAACACTCACACCCAGAGGCGTAGCAATTCCCTTACCACCTCCCACAAGGCCACCGCTGGCATATCCCCGCATCAGGCTATACAGGTTTCCTACGCCGATCCGGCTGGTAGCTTCTTTGGTGAAGACAAACTCCCCCCGGTGGACAACACCGGCCGGGTCATTTTTGCCGCCATAACCCGTAAATCCGCCAGCAGCAAAACCCAGCGCTGTTGTGGCTGAGTCAACCACCCCGACCATGGCCTGCTTCACGAGGATCTGCGTCATCATCGACAGAATGGATTTTGTGAAATCAGACCATTTGCCTTTCCCGGTCGTCAGCATGTCGGTCATGCTTTGGCCGATGCCATCAAACGTGGCGGCAGCCAGCGATTTAACCTGCCCGTAAGCATCGTCAGCAGAGTCAACATAGTCAGCCCAGGCTGTTTTGGCGCCAGCCTGCCAGTTCTGCCGGAGGGCATCCTGCTCACCATAATAATTCCTGAGCGCATCCAGCTCGTTCTGGTACTGCTGATCGCCCTCATTGCCTCCGGCATTTTTCCAGCCCTGCAGTAGCTGCGCTTCCTCGAGTCGACGCTGGGTTTGACGGCTGCTCATACCGGCACTGTCAGCCAGCGCCCGCGTTTTCTCACCCATCTGAGTGACATATTTCTGGGATGTATCCTGCAGGCGATTGAGACGCTCCTGGATGACGATCTGATCGCCAAGCCTGGCATTAATTTCCGCCTGTGCGAGGACCTTGTCCTTACTGGCGAGGAGGGATTTTTCATCGTCTGTTAAGTTACGGGTTTTGGCGGCCTGCTCAAGAACCGTAAATCTGGCCTGCTCTTTCCATAGCTGCTGGCGCTGCTGGCTGATCCTGTCGTTGATTACAGAGTGCTGGCGTAATACCTCCAGCTGGGTTTGCAACTCGAGGGTCTGAGCGCTGGTATTGTCAGTAAGTTTCGTTCCGCCCGGCGTCCTGATTTTCGTCGGCTTCTTCAGCGAGTCGTCGTATTCCTTTTTCGCCGCGGCCAGGTTGATATTGTAATGAGCCTGGAGGATCCGCCCCTCTTTCAGCGCTTTGTTCAGCTCGCCCTGGCGAGCGGTGTACTTCTCCAGAGCCGTCTGCGTTTTACTGTAATTCGCCTGGGCCTGTTGTGCGTACTTGAGGCGATCGGCTTCGAGTCCTGCCTCACGGGTTGCGTTTTCCTGGGCGAGTTGTGAGTTGCGGGCCTGCTGCTGAGCCATGTCCAGCGCCTGGCGGGCAGTCTCACGGTCATTCCAGTAGCGGGCGCGCGCGTCATCGTTGACATAACGATCACCCTTACGCAAATTCCAGATTTCATCCGCCCGCTTAAAGGCCGCCTCTGCCTTGCTCAGCATTTCCTGAGATGTGTCCGGCCTGCCGATATCCAGTGCCGCATCCCACATGGATTTGAACGCTTTTTTAAGGGAATCTGCGGCGGATTCGATCGTACCCATGTTGTCACGAATACTGGCAGTCTGCTTGTCGAACCCGGCGGTTGCTGCTTCGTTTGCCGCCTGCAGGGCTCCTGCTTCATTTCCTGCGCGCTGCAGAGCAGCAACATATTCAATCTGCTCAGCCGTGACATTGTGAAACTGCTGCGCCATCGCCAGCAACCCTGACGCCGGATCATTGGCCAGGCGCCCAAATGTTTCAGCCACCTTATCTACCGGCAGACCGGATGCATCCGTGAATTTCGCAACCGAGATCGCAAGCTCTTCGAAGTTAGCACCAGCGCGTACGCCTGCAGTTACAAGCGCGGTCAGCGCCTGGCTGGTCTGGTTAAATGTAAGACCCGCTTTCTCTCCGGCAGCTGCAATGGTCTGCATGCGAACAGCAGTGAGACCTGCTGTATTACCGGTCAGGGTCAGCGTTTTATTAAATTCAGAGAGCGTGCTCGATCCCTGATAATACGAATACATCAGTGCCGCGGTGCCAGCGGCAAGTGCCCCCACCCCGAGCATCGTAGGCGAGATCGTCCCCAGCAAAGCGCTGAACATAGGCCGGAGACCACCAAACTGGTCTTTAATTTGTCCGCCCTGCTGGAGCATGATCAGCCAGGGGCTTTGCCCACCGGCCAGCTGTGTCGCGATGTCAGTAAACTGCGCTGGCAGGGTCCGCATCGCGGCACTGTATTGGCCTACAGAAATTCCGGCTCGCTTTGCGGCCAGTTCCTGCTTCGAAAATGCCTGCTGAACCTGAAGGGCAGCATCATTGGCCGCTTTACCCGTTCCTTTCAGTTGCTTATTTACGTAAGTAACCTGTTCGGTAAATTTGGCCGAATTAACGTCAAGGTTAACGACCAGATCACCCACTGACTGTGCCATAGCGCACTCCTCCCAGGCTTTCCGCCACAGACATCATTACATCGTCATCCATCGGTAAGGTTTCCAGCTCAGGCGGGTTCAGAAGGCTGAAATTAAGCGGGGTTTGCTCAGTCTCAGGCCACATCACAGAAACCACCAGATGACTGAGCCGGGAGAAGTGAGCATCCAGCAAATCGTTTTCAAAATACTGCTGCTGATAATATCGCCCCCACTCAGCCAGCTCAGTCGAAGACATGCCGGCAAGCATCGCGCGCCAGTCCGGGCGCCGGAACTCCCGCGCCAGTTTCATTACAAAACTCAGCTCACCGGCTAACGCTTTTCCGCGCTCACTTCCTCTTCCCCGACAGCGTGGTCTGTATTTTCCTCGCCGCTGGCCTGCTCGGGATCCTGAAGCGGGAGCATGTCAGAGAGCTTTTTAACAAACTGTTCCCCGGCACCAATCATCGCTGGCGACCAGCCGGATAAAACCTCATCCTGCAGAGCATCAACATGCTTTGAGGTATCTCCCTGCCACAGTGACATTGCGATCAGACGGGCACCGCGCCGGATATTGCTGGCAACCCGTAACGGAAGATAACCCTCATCTTCTTCATCTTTTGGCAGGGATTTCTCGTCCAGCGCCAGGTACTGCAAATGCTCGATACGTTGCAGCGCAGACAGCTCAAACAATTCGATGGTGTTACCGTTGAAGATAAACGGCTCTGATTTCAGAAAATTCATGGAAGACTCCATTAAAAATGACGGGGCCAGCGCCCCGCCGGTCAGGAAACGGTGACTGTGCAGATAGCGACTTTCAGACCATCGTTCATCATCACGACAATCTGAGCAGTGCCTGCAGCAACACCCGTCACGGTCAGTACATTGCCGCTGGCGCTTACAGTGGCTTTAGCCGGATCAGAGGAGGATGCACGGAAGGTTTTGTCAGTAGCACCGGCAGGCGTAACCGTGACAGTGACTGTGTTTTTGGCACCCACGGCAACCGCCAGGGTCGATTTATCGAGCGTCACCCCGGTGACTGCCACGGCGGGTGTGCGGCTTTCTTCAGCCAGCGATGGCTTACCGTTGTTACTGATCTTCACGCTACGGGTGATGACCTCTTTCGCCGGGATGGTTTTACCGAGGCCGCTGACCCAGCCCTTAAAGACATCGATCGTCCCGTTCGGGTATTTGATTTTGTAGGCGCGAACATCACCGCTGTAGAACCAGTCCACCAGCGTCTGCTGCCCTGACTCACCCGGTTTCCAGGCCAGATTGAAACTGGCCTCACCGGCAGATTTCTCGCCCTGCGCTGTATTGGCCCAGTCTGCATTCGGATCGTCAAGGTAGGTGTCGTCATAGGACTCGGCGGTCAGTTCACCTGGCGTCAAATCTTTGATTTTGGCCGTGCGGATCCAGTCAACGTCGCTGGTCGGATTGGCATAAGGATCGCCTGTACCCGTGTACAACCAGAACGTTGTGCCTGCCCCTTTAACGGGCTCAAGCGGATTTGGTGTTGGCATGATTTCCTCACATTTCGTAGGTAATGGAATATTTCAGATCGGCTGAACTCCAGAGCCCGATATCATCATCGCGCTGGTAGTCATAGCCCTGCTGGGCCATGTTGATGATAAGAGATGCAAGCCCCGGTATCTCCGCCAGAACCGGGTAAACACGCGCCTCCATCCATTCATCCAGTTCCGAATCAGGCACCTGGGCAGGAAGAAAGACTTCAACATGAAGAGTGGCCTGCCAGACATCGGCATCCAGTTCTTCCCCGGTGTACTCCGCGTCGGTGAGATAAACGGCGACGGCCGGGAAATCTCCCTCTTCGAGCACTGCTGGCCTGCCGTCAAAATAAATGGCGTCAGTACCAATCGCGCTTTCCAGCGCGTCAAGAATCAACTGTCGGATATCACTGTGTTTCATTTTGTCAGAATCAACCTGAGTTGGTTTGTAAGGGATGCCCGGAGCTCTTTGGGCATATCCGAGTCCATGAGCTTCGGCAGCTCAACTTTAAATGCCGTGGTTAAAGGGGCTGCCAGAGGAATGCTGACCACTTCGATCGGATAACGGGGCTTTGCTGTTCGCCTCATGACGTGCCAGCGACCATTTTTAAGCTGCTGAATGAATCCGCCCGGGAAACGGAACGGTCCAATGCGCAGCACGCTGTTGGCCCCTTTCTTATCCCGTTTTCTGCGGGAAAGGCGCACGCTGGCGGTACCGAGTTTTATGGCCGGTAAATTGCCACGGTTTACACGGATAAGCGCGCGGGGTTTATTAACCGTCGCACGTCTCAGCCTGGCTCGTTGCTTTACCAATTTTCGCGGTACGCGGGTATCTTTCGACACGACTGCCACGCTGCGGCTGACGGCCCGGTTTGCCACGCGGTTAACGGCCTGTGCCGACGCACGCGGGACAGCCGTTTTGCTGATGCTATTTAGATTCTCTATCGCCTGCTCAAGGCCTTTAATGGACATGCAGCCTCCTTAACGACGGCGGGTACCGGCGGGCGGGCTCCCGTTACCCATCCAGATATGGCAGGATCCACAATCGTCAGGGCCAATTCGGTCAACCCAGAAAGCCCGCCCGTTAATCATCAGGGTGTCCATGCGTTCCAACTGCTTAACAGTGGCGGTTTCCACAAACAGGGTTGGACTGGTACCTTCAACCCGAATCCCCACACCGGCATAACCAATATTCTCTGGATCATCGAAAACGCCCATCAGGGTGACGCCTGACAAAGCGCCTGACATCACCTTTGCCTCTGCGCCCATCACACTGCGGATAGCGCCATCCGCTCGCGAAATAGCCTCGTCAAAGAGATTATCGAAATCAGCCATGCGGTCCCCTTCAGACTTCTCTGGCCAGCCCCTTTGCGATCAGCTCGTCTGCACCCTGTTCGGATACGCGAATGATCACGCCGGGCTCAACGATGGAAACCGGTTCGTTACGCGTGGCATGCAGCGCGTCAATATGCAGGGTTGCCAGCGTTTCTACTGTTACCCGGTCATCGGTTGTGGTTGCTTTCGTTTTTTCTTTCGCCGCGTCAGCAATGTCACCGTCGGTGCTGCCGGTGCTGCCGGTGCTGCCGGTGCTGCCGGAAGCATTCTCCTCTCCATTTTCACCGTCAACCGAACCGGCATCTCCATCCAGTTCCTCTTCAAGCTCAGCAATACGCATCGAAAGCTCCTGGATGGTGCCGCTGGTATTCACGTCACGGCCCAGCATTTTGCCCAGCTCTTTCAGCCGGGCGATAAGTGTTTCTTTTTCGGTCATGGAAGCTACTCCGAACAATTGGCCCCGAAGGGCCACCAGGTGGAAGTTACGCGAGTTTGATGGATACAAACTCGTCCGCGTCTGCCAGCAGCATCAGCGGCGCGGACTGGATCATGGTGAATTCACGGGCCGGGTCGCCGGTTTGTACCCAGTTTTTTGGATAGCGTGCAGAGGCGTTAATGCCCTCGCGCTGCGCGTCCACATCCTGGATGCAGCCATAGGTTCGCAGACCGCGCGCCTGTGTGTTACCCAGTACCATGGTGTTATCCGGCAGGTAATTCTTCTGCGCGCCTCCTTCAACGTACTGACCGGCATACACGACGATTGCCACATCGCCGTACATACCCTTATAGGAAACCGCCTGACCGAGATCCTTCAGGGCCGTCTCAAGTTCCGAGTTAGAGCCGCGGCGGGTATCCAGCTTGTCTTTTACCGCTTTGAAGGAGCGGAACAGTGACCAGCCCTTCGGATCGAAGACAATAATGTTGACCACGCCGCTGGCATTCACCGCATACGTCTCGATGTCATCGGTCGGATCATAGGTTTCCTTGTCCCGGGCGGACCAGGCCGCAGCGCCTGCCTGAACAATGTTGTTTCTGGCGCTGCGCTGCATATCCACCTCCACCGGCTCGAACGCCTCCCCGGTCATGGTGTATTTACCGCTGAGTACGGCGGATACGGCCTGCATCTCTTCTACCTGCGCAATCGCCAGCTCTTCATCCTTCATGTTCTGAAGAATGATGCGGCGGCGGCGATAGGCAGGATCTGCCAGGTTCTGTGGATCTTCATCCGGCAGGCGACGCAGTGTCATCTGCGGGTTTACTTCGTGCTTCGGCTTGACATAGCCGGGTGTAAATTCTGAGGTGGTACCCCCGCGGGAACGGATGACCCTGCCAGAAATAACAGGCGAGACATACAGCGCCATGTTAACCAGACCCGGGATTTGCGACAGGTACACTTTCTCAGTGCTGAAGGGATAGCTTTCCCGGAAGAAGATGCGAAGAAAAAGCGGTTCGAACTTAAATTTCTTCTCATTGACCGCCAGCAACTGGGCAGTGGTATACATTGACATAGATTTTTCCCGTAAAAAAAAGCCGCGCTGGCGGCCTTTATGGATGAAAGAGACTGATACGAAGTGACTTAAACGATGCTGATGCCCGTGCCGGTGAAAGCATTGCGCTTAATGTGGTCGTCGGTGACGGCAGAAGGCCAGAGCACATCTTCAATGCGGAATGAGCCGGATTTATAAAATGCCAGCTCCGCGCTGCTCTGATCTGCAGTAACAGCCAGAATGCCGCATGCTGCACCTGCATGCTCGCCGTCCCAGATGGTCAGTTTGCCGGACGTAGCATCGAGCATGAGCGGGGTCATTGCCGGGGTTGATGCCGTCAGCTCGCCCGGTGCATACGCGGTGTGTGCCGGATCGCTGTTACCGAGCGGCTGGTGATGAGTAAATACTTCGGTGATTGCCATGTTAGCCTCTTAAACGGGGGTGTTTAACAAATCGTCGCCGGCTTCAGCAGAGGCATTCCCTGTTGAAAGCGCGCCTGGTGCGGTTTCCATCAGACGATCCAGCGCCGTATCGGTACGCGCCTGGGCGCTTTGCGGTGCCGCGGCCAGAATGCGCTGCGCACTCTCGACCGTCATGCCCGGCGTTTCGGCCAGCGCACGGGCCTGTGATTCGCGACCTTTTGCCTCTTCACAGTTCAGAATACCCATGATGCGACCATTCTCGGCGGCTACGGCTGCCGATACCTGAGCGCTGAGGTCTGCCGGGGCCGTCAAGGCAGCGGTTGTTGTGTCAATGGTAGTGACCTGCTCAGCCGGTGCAGTAGTCTGTGTAGCTGCCTGGTTAGCTGGCTGATTGGTCGCTGCAGATGCAGAAGGTGATGGCATAGTTCCTCCAGTGGTTGTTTTTTTGCGTCTGTCGAGTGCTTCACGCATCACGCCGAGCGCATCGGTATTGTTAACAAGTTCATCCGCCAGACCTTTATCCACGGACTCCTGGCCGGAGAAGACAGCCGCCTCGGTGTCCAGTACGGACTGCACAGACATGCTGGTATAAGCGGAAACCTTTTCGGCAAACATCTGACGCGTGGCGTCTATTCGCGTCTGAAAGTCAGCGCGAACGTCCTTTGGTAGTTTTTCGTAGGGATTGCCGTCGATTTTATGATTGCCGCTGTAAATCAGCGTGACCTCGACGCCTTGCGTTTTCAGGGCGGCTCCGTAATTGCTGTGCGCCATCATCACGCCGATTGAGCCCGTCCGCGCGGTCTGAGTAACCAGCCGGCGGGAAGCGGCACTGGCGATAAGCTGCCCGGCGCTGCAGTTCATATCGTTTGCCAGCGCCCAGATGGGTTTGATATCGCGCATACGCGCAATAATATCGGCGCAGTCAAATGCGCCAGACACCATCCCGCCGGGCGTATCCATATCGAGAAGAATGCCGTCTACACCGGGATCACTCATGGCCTGCTGCAGGCGGGCAATAATGCCGTTGTATCCCGTCATGCCGGAATAAGGCTGCAGCGAACGGGTTTTACTCACCAGCGTGCCGGAAACCGGCAGCACCGCGATGCCGTTCGTTATCTGGTAACTGCGCGACGGCCGGGGACCCATTTCATCGTCATCGCCAAAGAGCGCCAGCGGTTCGGCAATCTGCTCAGCACCAAGCGTTGCGCCCGACACCGTATCGGTAAGTCGGGTAATGCCCAACTGGCCCGCCAGCGCGCAAAAGAAAACCCGCGCGTAGGCGGGTTCAAGCATCAGCGGCTCATTAAAGGCCATGCTGGCAATATGCGGGAGATTACGCAGCTCTGGCGTCATCTTTCTCCTCCTCATTTGATTTTTTCAGGCCGGATTCAAAGGCGACTGCCGCCCATGCCGGAGGTGTAAGGCCTGCAGCCCGGCGTTCGATTGTTTCTCTCACCTGCTGGGCAAATATCTCCTGGTAGTCTTCACCCCGTTTAGCGCACTCTTTCTCATAGGTGCTGAGCCCCGCTTCAATCAGCATGGCGGCTTCCTGCACTTCTTTCAGTCCGTCAATTGCCATTCGTCCTGAGCCAATCCAGTCGCAGTTACCCCAGGCACTTCTCGCCTCCTGGAAACTGAAGCGAGCTTTAGAAGGCAGAGTGACCACACGACGGACGACGGCCTCCTCCAGCCAGCAAAGAAACATCTGGCTGGCCTGGCGGGATGCGACAAACTTGCGACGCCCCATGAAATAGGCCCAGGACTCGTTGGCGCTGGCGCGTGCGGTGGAGTAACTCATCTGCGAATAGTTGCGCGAAAGCTGCTCGTATGACACCCCCAGTCCGGCGGCGATATAACGCAGCAGTGACTGCTCAAAGGTTGAATAACCGTTGTCCGTGTCCTGTGCTGACTGAAGATTCAGTGAATCACCAGGCATCAGATGCGGGACTTTAGCACCACCGAGTCGAACCGGCGCTGCGGTGTAATACGATGCCATTTCACCCAGCCAGCCTGTCATTTTGCTTTGCTGGTCTTTACTGTCAGAGCCGAGAATAAAATCCATCGCCGTCTGCGTGTCCAGCTCACTTTCGATTGTGGCCGCATACATCGCTTTCACGATTGCACTCTGCAGCTGCGTATTTTGCAGGGTATCGAGCATTTTCATCTGCTCCATCACGCTGTAAAACACGTTGGCACCTCGGGTTTGTCCGTCTTCAAGCGGCTCGAATACGTGGATAAAAGATGGTCTGCCCCCGGGCAGCTCACGGGGGATATACGTCCACTTCTGCGCCATCCAGCCCGGATACCCGTCCTCGCTCACCCAGTAACCCAGCGCTGCACCAGTATCGTTTATGCTGACACCGGCACGGCAGTTGCGAGTGTCTCCCATGTTATTCGGGTTACTGACACGCTTCGGGCTGACCATTTTGAATTGCGTGCGAAAAAGACGGGCGGCACTGCTGTCCCAGGTGGCCTGAGCACACAACTCACCGTTGAAAGCATGCATTGCAACACCTTCACGGATCATCATGGTGAACGTGCGTTTACGTTCGGCATCAATGCAGCAGCAGTCGTCTTCAGCAAATTCCTTCCATGCCGCCTCGACTTCCCGGGAGAATGCCCGGGCCTCCTCTTCACTAATACCGAGGAAGCGCCAGCTTGGGCGATGGCTTAACCGGAAAAATGACCCGACAATATGATCCTGGTGAAGCTGGACGGCATTGGCTGCATAGCCATTATTCCTGACCAGATCATCAGCCCTGGCATTACCGCGCGAAAAATTGGGAAGAAGTGCGGCATCGGCACTTTCACTCGGTGGATTCCATGCCCGTAACTGGCCCCCAAATCCTCCCCCACCACCGTGATAACCGGCATAGTCCCGCAGGGATGTTTTACCGTCCGGCCCCACTAAAGCTGGTAATTTCATACGTAAAACCCTGCCGGTCCCCGGCGCCGTGAAGTGGAACCAACCTGAGATTCAAGGTCAGCAATGTATTTTTTGAGGTCAGAGACAGAAGTGGCGGTAAACTCCACTTTGCGACCATCTTTCTGTACCGTCGCAACCCGCTTACCCATCATGAGGTCATGTAACGCAGCGCGCGCTGCTTCCAGGTCAGCCTGTGTCGCCATTATTCTTCTCCGGATAATGCCCGGGCGTAATCCGCCAGGGTTTTATTATTTTTACGGCCGCTGTCTTCCTCCAGCAGACCTGCCAGGAGAGCATCGAGATTAAGCTGCCACCGCGAGATGCTGATCCGCAGGGCTGCAAGTGCATATACAAAGCAGTCAAGCGCTTCATTTCGTCGTTTTTTGCTGTCCCATACGATTTTTTTCTTACCGTCCACCCATTTTTCGACCTGCTCCTCAGCTGTCAGTTGCTGAGCTTCAGCTAAATCATAGATTTCAGGGTTATTCGGGAAATGCACCGCGCCAGCAAGGGGCTCGTCGCCCTCTGGCACCAGTGTGAAACGGTTATAGATCTGTTCTTTTGCCGTATCGGTCCCCACTTCCGTAAGATAAACACCGTTTTTGTTGCGTTTACGTGGCATGCTCGCAACGGGTTTACCGTAGACAGATGCTCCTTTAATGGGTATCAGGCGGAACAGGCCATGCTTTTTCGAGCGGGTATAAACGATGGTCGGGTCGATACCGCCAATATCCCAGCAGATACGTGAAATCGACATTTCCACTCCATTCTGCCGGGTATATGTCCGGTTGATCACCTCATCCACCCTGAGCAGAGTGGCTTCATCGTCATGACGGCCCATGATAATCAGTCTGTCGATGAGCCAGCTTTCTTCTCCTGGCCCCCACCCCCAGACCCGCATTTCATAACGATCAAGCTGTGAGTCGATCCCTGCAGTGAGATAGGCAACCCGTTCCGGCACCGCGGCGCCAAAGTGTTCTTTGCGTTCGGCCATCACGTCAGCATCGGGGCGATCGCCGATTTTCGGCTCCCATGTCTCGCCAAGCGTAGTATTCACGAAAGTCTTACGCTTGCCGGTATCCCCTTTTGTTTTGATCCAGTCTTTGACGATTTGTACCCAGGTCGTGAAGGGGCTGTAGGCGGTCCAGATATGAAAAGTGACGCTGTCTGGTGGATCAATTTCGGTACCGGATGATGAAAACCAGCACAGACCGTCCCGCGTCCATATACCCGTTTCGTCGCAAATATAACGTGCCTGCGCAAAATCGAGCTCCTGCTGCTTGATCACACAGGCGTTGTGCTCGCAAAGATAGAACACGCTGGCAGGTTCACCCGGCGTCCACTTGAAACCGAACGGCGTCTCTTTATCGCCGAATTTCAGGTACTGCTCTTCCCCACAATGCGGGCAGGGAACGTGGAACCGTAAAAAATGCTGTGACTCTTTAGCAGCACGCTCAATCTGGCAGGTACCCCTGACTTTTGGTGTGGATCCCCGGATAGACTTGGGCCAGACCGACCCTTCAATACGCTTATCGCCCAGAAATGTCGGGGAGCCTTCTTTCTCGATATCTTCATCGAAGGCAGCCAGTTCGTCATAGCCCGCCACATCGACGGATTTCTCACGATAGTTTTTTGCGGCCTTCCCCCCCAGACACCAGAACCCACGCCCGTTTGAAAATCGCTTCATACTGAGGGTGTTGTCCCGGTGTTTTTTGCCATACCAGGGAGCCAGCGCCAGCAAGGTGGGAATATCACGGATTGTCGGTTCGACATGCGACTTCATAAAGTTTTCGGCATCGCCGTCAGTTGGCAACCAGATAAGTGAGTTTCGCTGCTTATGCTGGATGAAATACGCATAAACCCCGAGCAGCATTTTTGAATAACCAACACGGGCAGACTTCACGACGTTCACTTCACGGATATAGTCATTGCCCATCGCATTCATGATCGCACGCTGAAATGGCAGTGTTTCCCAGCGGCCCTCCTGGTAAGCAGACTCTTTCGGAAGATAATAATTATCGTCTGCCCACTCAACGGCTGTCTGCGGCTCGGGACGGAAGAGCGAACGGAGCCCCGCACTCACAGAGTGCTGTACCCCCTTAGCCTGACTGTTCGATATATTCACTCAGCAACCCCGGTATCATTTCATCCAGCGCAGCTGCTTTGTTCATGGCCTTAATGATGTCCTTCTTAAGGAAATCAATATGTCGGTTTTCCAGCTCCGGGAAGCGCCGCTGAACCGACAGAGGCACTCCATCGAGAATACTGGCAATTTCTCCGGCTATCCGCGACAGCACGAACGTGCAGAATGCGGTCTCCACCACCTCAGCGGACTCTTTGGCATTTTTAAGTTCCTGAGCGTCAGCCTGTGCTCGGGTGAGACGGTGTCGCTCATATTCAATGGTGCCGGGTTGAAGATCGGACTCGGAAGCAATGCGCAGATCCTCAACCTCTTTTCGTAATTTTTCATTTTCTATTGCAGCATCCCGCGCTGAATACCATTCGATAACGGTGGCCGAATCATACAGAACCTCGTTTCCCTTCCCGCCCCCACGCGCTACCGGCATCCCCTGGTCCTGCCAGTTCTGGATCGTGCGAACGCTGACACCGAAAATCTCGGATAGGTGTTTTTTGTTAACCTCCATTGCTTACTCCTGGCATAAAACAGAGAAAGGAAACGATAACCGCCAAATCACCGTTTTTCAGGCTTCACAATTTCTTTTCTTTTGAAGGGGTATTTTTAGTAAAAACAGCCAGATAGCAAGAAGAAGAACGGAAACGGCAAAAACCCGAAAATTTTCATAAATAGCGAGAATCTGCGAGGACGCCGCCCCGTAACAGGCCGATATGCCGGAAAGGACCCATGAATGATATTAATTATCATTTGCAATATTGACAGGCTCACGATTGGAAGTCTCTTTATGAAGCGCGTACGAGGCACATAAAAAGCCCCGCATAAGCGAGGCTGTATTTCAAGGAATGTCTGAGGCTATTCGTCTTTTTTGATAACAACTTCCTGCGGTCTCATCTGCTGGATAGCACGACAAATGCAGTATGGAATTACCGCCCATGCAAGCCCCATTGCTGCCCCAGCCGCCTGCTGAGGCGCGCTGACAGCGCCAAACACGCTGACAATACCCTCTATAAAACCAATTACCCCGAATACGAGACAAATTGCCCAAAGGAATTTCATTAACCTAACTCCATTCAAAAAAGAGCTATTAGGATAAATCTGCAAACCATTTAGTAAAGCATTATCGCCCTCTAAGAGTGCATGCCTACCGATAAACGCAGTTTATCCCCTAATGGCTTATCTGCGTTTTATCCCCTATTGCCATTGCGATGGGTCTGCCCATGGTGATAGCACCTGACGAAATTCTTAATATCCCACGCTTACGCTTGTTGTTATCAGGTAGATTGCCAGGCTGTACAGGACCCTGATGCGGAGAATGCCAACTCCGGGGAAAAACCAATAAAAAGAGCACCTGAACTGAGACTCCTGTGGTCCTTCTTGTGAGGGCTTTTTTTTCAAAAACTCTAGCATTTCCCTCCTCGCTTATGGTGGCAATATCATTTTCATATCCACATACGAAGATGCTCACATGCGCGATTTTGTTTTGGATTGGTAATCAATACTAAATAAATATGAAATGTTTCACTTAAGTTAATTTAATGTTTCGTTTCCTTGCCCATATGTACTTAATAAGCCATGATTTCTTTGGGAAATAAATACAACACGGGAGTATCAAGTTGCCGGGGATGATGATGTCGCATCTTCCGGTTTTTTTCCTCGTTAAACTCTCATAATCATTATCAAGCCCACCAGCAGATGAGCTTTGTAATGGTTACTTAGTCGTCGAGTTGCAGCACACCATGCTCAAGTGAATCGGAGTACGCAATCAGTCCGGTATATTCAGGGGTAATCTCGCCATCATCCGCTTCAAACTCAGGGATTGTCACAGTGGTGATGGTGTATTGTGGCTGGCCGTCTTCTTTGGCGAAGATTGCCAGGTCCTCAATCTGTTTTGCTGTAAGAACTACTGTCATGCTTATTCCTCGGTGATTAAAAAGCCTCTCGATTTTGAGGCTAAGAATTTTCTATGCTTAAAGTTCAGAGGAGACGGTGTCTGGGCCTCAGGGTTAAGACTTTAATAAAGCATATGACCCTATATCAGGACGTTTGCTTTTATGTATTAAGAATCATCCTGGTGTTACCGCTTCCGCTTGTTAAATCAGAACCACGTACCATATTTATAACTCCCTGCAAGGCTCCTACCTACACCAGGGAATCCCATGGAACTATCTCATGACCCGCATGAGCACACTCAGAAACATCCGTCCATAGCATGTGTTGCCCTCTCTCCAGGGGGCTTTTTTTTGCCAAAAAAAGACCAGCTCGGACAGAACTGGTCAGGGTCATGCAGCAATGTAGATAGCTTTTGCACAAAGTTCGACGTTATACCTGTTCCTTCAGTCTTCCCCTCAAACCCCGGGTGCCTCCCGGTGAACTTACTCCAGCAAGTAAATTCGCATTCGTCCAGCATTTACTGGTTGCCCCACCGCTTAGGGGGATTGGCTCAAATGGCAAAGATGTCTAATCACTCGTGCAATTTGAATGTAGTTGATGGCGAAATTTTTAATGTGAGTTGTATAAAACTTTTTGCTTAGTCAAAACAATAAATACTCAGAAGATATTAGCCCGATCTGGAAAACGCCTGATTTACATTTTTATTTTAATACTTCGGCTTTTTATTGAGTCATGCACTACATTCATATCCTCCTTGTACTGTTGACCCTATTGGTCTCCCTTCCGAACTGTAGGATTTCATTTCGGAAGGGATATTTTTTCAAGGCAAGCAAGGCCACCAGCAGATCAGGTTTGCCCGGTATTCACTTCACAGCTTTATACCATGCCTGCCAGCGGTACTTATCGAGGCGCAACTGACGTAGGCATTCAGCAGTCTCGATATCGGCCTGAAGGTCTTCGTCGCTATTAGTCCCGGCATCACTTCCCTTGCAGGGTTCCTGCATCAAATCCGCTGATGGAGTTGGCAGCGTCGATAGCCTCTCGGCGCAGCCGGACAGACTCATCATCAAAATCACAAACGGTACGATTTGGATCCTGGACATATTTCACCACGTCACGGGTTATGGTTCGGTAGATTACCCGGCCTTCGTCTCTGGCCTGAGCGGCCTTCAGTTCGACAGGCTGAATAGCCTTTTCTGCTTTGGCCCGCTTATCAGCAGCCAGCACGTTGATATGGTCGGCATGGGCGTACCAGCCATTCCGGTAACGTAGCTCGCCATAGCCACCTGCCAGCAGAACGGCTGCGAGAGTAATCAGCAGAATCGTTCGAAGGCTAAAGGTCATGTTTGCTCTCCGCCAGGCACATGCTGCGCTCCATCTCTCGCCGATTCTGGAGGCCTTTCCATTTCATGCCACCAGCGTAAACCCAACGTCGCATTTCTTCGCACGCCCCGTCGTGATCACCTTTGTTCAGTTTGCGCAGCAGCGTGGATTTCGAGAACGCGTCAGAACCAACGTTAAAGACAAAGCTGTAAAGCGCGGCGCGTTGATACTCGCCCAGCGGCACCCTGACCAGATTGTCTACCGTACGCTTTGCTGGCTGGAGGTCTTTCCAGAGCATCTGGTCACACTCGCGATCGGTATACTTCTTCCCTCTCACGATATCCCGGCCCGTATGGCCGTCGCAGACAGTCCAGACTCCGGCAACGTCTTTATAGGCTTCGTACTTCCGCCCTTCTACGCCATCCTTCCCACCGAGGAACAGCGAGGCAATCAGCATTGCACCGCCACCCGCTGCGGCGATCAGTTTATTGCGAAGGCTGCTGGACATTGGCATATCAGTCTTCTCCAACTTTCACCGCCGGGCCGTATTTCTCCAGCGCCTTTACCTGCGCATTAGCGACCTTGCGTTTGAAATACCAGTTAATGAGTCCTGTAACGATTATCCCGGCAATACCCGCCAGTACGCCGATGGCGCTCCATTCGTCAGGACTCAGTTTTGTGAGGACGCCGTTCAGGATGGTTCCTCCTGAGGTGCCAAGGGCGACTCCGGTGACAAGTTTGCTCATACGGGACATTTCTCTCACCTCGCTGTTCGCGGGTGTTATGTGTGAAGAATCAGGCTCGCCGGATGAATTAACGACAAGACGAGTGATGGGGGGTTCCGGGAGCCTGAAATAGAAAAGGCCGCCAATCGGCAGCCTTGAGAATAGATATTTCTTGATGAGATGTAGATTGTGGTGCCGGGTGCCTCCCGGTGACTCTGTGCCAGACCACAGAACCGCGTTACTCACCTGCCTGTCTGGACGCCCCACCGCATAGGGGGATTCACCACAGGTACAGCCTAATCGCTTAACGTTAATAAAACTAATCTTTTCTGTTTATAGTCAGGCTCATCGTATGAATTAACGACAATCCGAGTGATGGGGGTTCCGGGAGCCTGAAATAGAAAAGGCCACCAAACGGTGACCTCAGAAAAGGAAAAACCCCGCCGGAGCGAGGTTTTAGAATTTGTTTGATAAGGGCTTTTCGACGCTGCCATCGTGGCGCAGCTCTGCCAAGCATGAATGGATTATTCATTTTTCTGGCCCGTTTTCAACTCCCTTTTAAAAATATTTAACAGACCTCTCACTTTTATCCGGTCTCTATTTGGCGGCGCACGGCCAGAAACACCTTCGCCTGGAATATCTCAAGGCACCAGCGCACGCGCTTCCGCGCCTCTCCGGTGGTCAGCCAGGGAGCCACCAGCTGCAACTCTCTGGAGATATCGGATATCTTTTTGCGGGTAGTGTAAAACTGCAGACCGACCTGATAAACAGGGTCCTCAGCATTGAAGGTTTTCAGCATGACCTGTTCGATAAAGTCAGCATCGTCACGGCGCTCGCTCTGCTCGATTAGTTCAGAAAGTGTTACCGGCCAAAGAATGGCGCGGGCGCGCAAAGCCGCCTGAACGCCACGGAATCCCTCTTCCCTTGCCTGCCCCAGCGCTTCTGTGATGCGCAACAACTGAGCATCCGACCACTCCGATTGTTTCACCTCAGACCAGAACTGGCTGCAGTTCTCCAGGCGATATTGCGCCCGGGTTTTACCGCCTACACACTCCCCCCAGACGGTCAGTAGAGACTTTATCCAGCCAGACTGGACGCTCTTTAAGGGCGTGAACTTTCCGAGGTAACTTTTTCTCGGTGCAGCTGCTGCTTTACCCAGACCTTCGATATGCATGCGGCGTTGACGTGGTGTCATCCTGAACTGCTCCTTAAGCCAGAACGCCGAGCGCAAAGGCCCGGTCCAGCAATCTGATTATCATTGCCGGCTGAGCACCATGGTTGCGCTCAAATTTAACCGGGTCGTTGTGTAGTTCGGTGTGGTGCTGTCGGCACAGAGGGATCACAAGGAAATCGTGTGCCTTCGTTCCCATGCCACCCTGCCCCCAGCCAATTAGGTGATGAGCATCATCCGACGGCTTTCCGCAGCACTCGCAGGGTTGCGTCTTAACCCACGCCAGAAATTTGGGGTTATCCCAGCGGTCCCGCTTTGGCCTCTTCATCAGGGTCTTCGGGGATTCGGGATCTACCTGCAGGGCAACGACTGGCTTATTCGCAGGTGCTGGTGCAGATAGCGTGCGGGCTTTGTCGGCAATAATGCTGGTGGCCGGTACCGCCGGTACGATCTCGCTCTCGCGGAAGGTTTCTTTCACGGCTGGCAGGCGTAGAGCTTCGCGGGCGACTGACTCCGGTAACACATCAGCAATCCCTGTACGAACAGCCCACCAGCATAGTTCAGCCAGTGAAATGTCGCGGGAGCGGTCGAGCGCCAGCGCCACCCGGGCGGTATCCAGCACCCAGTCGATGACGTTCTGGCGCGCCAGTTCCGCCAGGCGTTCGGTGTGCTGCTCGCGCAACTGGTTGTCGCAGTGGCCACAGAGACGGATTGCACCGGGATCGTGCCGCATGGTGGTCATTTCGTGGTAGTGGTAATCGCTGTGTGGGTACTGACACGTGCCATCGCCATGGCGTAGCAACCAGTATTCCAGGCCACTCAGCCCACCAGCAGCGGTGATCACCTTTTCGTGAAGGAAGAACGGGCGCAGTACCCCATTACCGGCCAGCGGCTGGCGCGCGTCGGGTACGCGGCCCGTAGCGAAACTTGCCATGCTGGCGGGCTGGCTCTCCACCAGCACACGATCGCCACTGAACATGCTCATCAGCTCGCTGCCGGGTTTTAAAAGCACCACGCCCAGCTCCCGGGCGATAACCGGTTTCAGTAAGGCGCGCATCAGGCGATCTCCCCGATGATGATCTGCCCTTCTTCACCCCAGAGCTTTGTCACGCGAGAATCCCAGATATGAGCGTCATCCGCATAGATGGCATCCATCAGCGCTTTTTCCAGATTGTCTTTGTCTGGTTTCTGCTGGTGGGGTTTGCCTGCCATCTCCTGGCGCTTCTTCTTGCTCCAGCTCGGTGGCATCGGGAGGATAAACGTAATGTGCGCTCCGGCTTCCGGTAGCTCGACACCCAGTAGCCGAACGTGATCGCAGAACGCGCGATAGCGAAGAACCTCCGGGCGCTTTTTCCACTTATCGGCGCGCGTTTGTCGAGGCTTCGCAACAGGAGTAATGTCGTAAATCATTTGCATACGACAGCTCCTTCTAATTTTGCACCTCGACGAATACGAGCATGAACCGTATCAGGCTTAATCCCCACAGCTCTTGCATATTCGGTTGCGGTTATCTTTTCCCCTCTATACAGGACAAACACATTATTCCGTTTGTTGTTTTGCTGCTTGATACTGGATACCCATCTAACGTTTCCAGGCTCGTAATTACCTTCACAGTCAATCCTATCGAGACTAAAGCCTTCAGGCCGGCTACCAACATGTTCAAAGAAAGCTAAAAAACTATCGAGCCATTCCTGGCATACAGAAATCCCGCGACCGCCATAATTTGGATAGGAGCTAACATTTGGGTTGCGGCATCTATTTTTCATATCGATCCATGCGCGATATTCCGGAGTGTTTTTCATCCCATGCTTGGGAATAAAACGTCCCCCAACGCCCATGTTTGATAGGGCAAGATCCGATAGAGTGCGTCCTCGCTTGTCGATTTTCACGCATCCCTCCAGAGCTTTTGCTGGAAGGTCTTATCCTGCCGCGGGGCATTATTGGCCTCCGGCAGATAAGCGGTGAGCGTCCAGTGGATCAGATCGACGTCAAGGCTTCGCGCAGTGCGCACGTCATTAGCGCGATAGCGGGTCTCGAGTTCGTCCACTTCTTTCGAGGTGAGTTGCGTGTGAATGAAGTTAGTTTTCTTCATGCCGCCACCTGGTAGCGCGCAGGCAAAAAGAAATCGCTGGCCCGGGAAGAGGTCAGTTGAAGTGTTTGCTTAAGTGTCTGTTTGATTGGTTTTTGCGCCATGGTCTCTCTCCAGTGGCGCAGCAGGTATAGGTTGTTCAGGCCTATGACGGGAGTGTAACAGAATTCTGCGAAACGCGATAACCAGCCCGCTCCAGCATCAGCGTGAAGAGTGACGGCGTTCCTACAATTTCATCGGGCTGGAGCGGCATAAACGATACTTCGTCACCACGTCTGTACATTAACGCTCGCTCGCATTCCGGAAATGTGTGCAGTCGTGCAACGATAACCCCATCGTGACATCTGATGACCGCATAGCCCTTTTTTGGTAATTCTTCTGTTTCTTTCACCGCACCCCTCCACCCGGGAAACTAATTGCATGCTGTATTAATAAAACCAGTCGTCTGCGCTTTCCCAGGTCTGCTGAAGGATTTCTTCAACCGTCTTTTTAACCTCTTTCTCACCACCATAAACACTTAACCCATCCGAGCCTGCGCGACGTATCACCAGACTGCAATCATCGAACTGGTTCTGGAGTCGTTTTAAGAGTTCTTTTTCCAGTGCCGGAACCGCGCCCTTAGGAAGTTCTTTAGTACGATCAATGGTTAACTCAACTTTCATAATTGCCTCCGTTGCATCAACTGTATATTCATACAGTATACCTGTGAGCTGATTTGATCAATGTTTTAAGCGCACAAAATGCCTAGCGAATTTGAAAAAAATGAAAGCACAGCGCCACAGTGCGCCCATTAAAAAGGCCTCCAAAGAGGCCCTAGGCGGGTCGATATGGGAATCCCCATATCGCTTGTATGGAAGGTTATGCGGCCTGCTCCCGCTGTTCGCACATCCGCGGCAGGTTTGCTCGCACCAATTCCTCAGCGAACGGCGGGTACAGTGCCTACTAAAATAGGGGGATTGATAGAAGCTGTTACTTTTGCAAAAGTGTTATCCGCGCCCAAGGAAGGCCAATAAAACGGTAGCTTAGCGCCACATGGAACTAAATAAAAACTATAAGAATATGAAGTAGACGGTTTTATTGTTGTTTTATTCCCTTAAAAAGGTGTTTCTATGGCTACCTGCCCAACATGTTTCAGAACTATTACCAATTACCATTGCCCTGACTGCGAAGAAAATGAGCGCTCCAAAACAAGGCATGGTTCTTCGAGCAACTACACGAGCACATACACCCCGCCACCATCTAGTACTCCGTATTCAGGCGGCTACGGCGGTGGAACTGGAGGTGCCGGGAAGAAACTACCAGCTACTCCTGGTGAAATAGTTTTCAATGTCATTGCTGCGATTATAATCATCAGTATTGGCCTGTTTGTTACTTACCAAATAATGATTTCGGCTTAAAACACGCATCGCTTTTCATATAACGCCGGGTATTAGCCCGGCGTTTTCATTCTCGCCTTAAACCATTAAGCAGCCATCTCTTTTGCTTCACACAACTCCGGCAGATTGGCCTTCACCAGCGCTTCAGCAAACGGCGGCGGGACGGCATTGCCGCAACGAGCAACCTGCTTATCCTTCGAGTACTTTACGCCTCGGAAGACCTGGTCGATGTTATACCACTCCGCGAAACCCTAGGCGCGTTACAGCTCGTGTGACTACATGAATAAACAAATAGATAGCTATTTGTGATTATATTTTAAAGTTTTAAAACATATACACGGGATCATTTGCTGCCCTGGGTCTAGTTTCAATGGCTATACCTACATAGCCATTCCTCACTGAACAACCTGACCATTTATGCCAATTACTTCCATCCATAGTAAATTGCAGAGTCTGCTCATCTCCTTTAAACCTTACCCCTTCAAAAGTCATATCCAATCGCTCAACAATTATTCCCTTTGGAGGATTCATCTTCAAAACAAGCGAGATCTGACGGGGGGCACTTCTAATGATTATTCTAGGCCCCTCAATGTCCACATCCCAATTGTCTGACTTTACTGACCATTCATTCTCTTTGATCTTTAACATATCCCTTCCCATTTCATCGCAAAATACTCCAGAGAGTAACATTGGAGAGTTTGGCATTGGAGAGGGTTGAACGGTCAAGATAGGACGCTCATTGACAACTATCAGGTGCTTGCAGTTATAAAACTCCATTCCCCCGAAAATTATCTCCAATGGTTCGCTATGAAAATCAAAAAGTTCATTTGCAAAACCTTGTTCAAGGCATTTAGGATTATTATTAGCTAAGGCAACACTTTCAGCGGATAGTCTTCCTCTCGCTCGTTTCTGGTTACATTGTGAGCATAACAAGGTCATTCCCATAGGGTTATGCTGAGTAGCATCTGCGAAATCGGGATCGAAGTGCTCGTACTCGTAAAAACCGAAACCGCAGATCACGCAACCAAATCCACATCTTTGTCTGATCACTCGTTTGACATCTGCAGGAACACGCCTAGAAAGCCCATGCCTATTTTTTGTTGTCACGTTATTAACTCGAATATATTTTTAGATGAATAACTTGTAGTCCATATTTTTATCTCAAGAACAAGATAAAAACCATCTCATAACGATGGTTTTTATCATATGTTAAAATCATTAAATTGCTAGATTACTTGCTTATCTAGGTTTCTCATTCCTACCCCACCAGTAAATCATTGATAAAATTAACAGTATCAGCCATTACTTAGCCGAGATATCCGCCATCGCTTTATGTTGCTTTGCTTAAAGTTTCGCGTATCTGTTACTGGCGAGGGAGTTATACAGAACCATGTTCCGTATGATTATTAATTGTCATGAATTAATCCTTTAAAAAGATAATCCAGTGGGTCTTGTCATTCTTCCCGGTGCGCTGGCCGATGATTGGCTTAACTTCTGTCAGCGCCAGAACCTGGCTAACAGGGATCTGCGTCTCGTTCCATTTGAAGATGAGAACACCGTGTGGCCGCAAAACCCGGAACGCCTCAGCAAACCCGGCGCGCAGGTCATTGCGCCATGTGTCTTTGTTCAGCTTCCCGTATTTCTTTCCCATCCAGGCATCGTCGCCAACGCGCTCAAGATGAGGCGGGTCGAACACTACTACAGGGAAGGTATTGTCGGCGAACGGCAGCGCGCGGAAGTCGGCGATCACATCCGGGCTGATCACCAGTTGGCGACCGTCACAGAGGGTGTGCTCCTCGGCGCGGATATCGCTGAATACGGCGCGCTGATCCTTCTTATCGAACCAGAACATGCGGGAGCCACAGCACACATCTAAAATAGTCTGGTCTGCCATCTACTCCTCCTTGATGCGGATGCCTGCCGCGATAGCGTTGCGTTTAACTTTCCCAAGTGCCTCGTTGAAGCCCTTAACACGGCCCCGCATCCAGCACTCGCCATTACCGCCATGCTCGCCATATTCATTTTCATGATCGAAGTCGATTTCGTCAGGGATGGTCAGGCTCCGCGCCTCAAGTTCCGTAGCCAGCGCGTCCCGCTGCTTAGTCGCTTCCCGTAGCGCCAGGGTGGTGCAGTCCAGACGTTCAGCCAGACGGGAAACAATCTTCGCCATATCGATGATTGGCGTGTCGCTGTTCATCGCCTTCGCAAACTGATGACCAACGGCCACCAGCTCTTTGTTGTTCAGTGAATCACTCATGTGATGCTCCTCGGTGCGTGTAACGTTCCATGTCAAAGTCGATAACTGCCCGCTGGTCGCGGAAGACGCCGCAGCGCCCGTGGCGGATAAGTTTCCCCTGCTCTACGGCAGCCCGGATGTATTTCTCGGC